CGGCTACGACCGGTATAACGCCCTGTCAAGCTCCCAGAAATGGGATAAGGATTACACAACAGTAGAAATACGGCAGCATTCGGATACCCTGCATCCTCCCACCAAGTTATTGGCGGAGATGGTGGCAAACCAGAAATGGCATTACGAGGAGAACCGGCTGCTGGAGACTAATTTTGAGAACGCGAAGTGTACCTATGACACCAACATGAACCGGTATGTCAACAAGAAGAAATCCAAGGGGAAGGTGGACGGAGTGGTGAGCATTATCAACTCAGTGTACCTGCTCCAACAGGATATCCTCTTTGACGACAGTGGTTTTACAGTGCAGGTGTGTTAGTTGCGATATCGCAACAGAGAGAGGAGTGATTGCATATGTGGTCCTTTCGGTTGAGGGCAGACCCGGAACCAGAGAAAAAAGAGGCAGAATCCAATGAGGATGCATTACTGAGGGCCAGTCTGTCGGATGACTACATGACCAGGGACCAGGCCATGAATGTGCCAGCCTTTGCGGCCTGCGTGAATAAGATAGCGGAAACCGTTTCAACCATCCCTATCCGGCTTTATAGGCTGGTGGATGGGAAATTGGAAGCAGTTGAGGATGATGCCAGGGTCCGGCTGCTAAATGATGATACCGGGGACACCCTGGATGGGGTGCAGTTCAAGCGGGCGCTGGTCAGGGACTATCTGACCGGGAAAGGCGGTTATGCTTTCATCAACCGGACCGGAAACCAGATAAGGTCCCTGCATTACGTCAGGGAATCTGAGGTCTCCTTCCTGTTCACATCAGACCCAATTTTTAAGGACTATGACATCATGATTCAAGGGACGAAATATAAGCCCTTTGAATTTCTGAAAGTGCTCAGGAATACGGAGGATGGACGTTCTGGCAGGAGTGTGGTGGATGAGAACAGTGAAGTCCTGAGCGTAGCCTACCATTCCCTGGAGTACGAAAAGAACCTGGTCAAGACCGGTGGCAATAAGAAAGGGTTTGTCAAGTCGGCTAAAAAGCTGGCAGAACCGGCCATTAAGGCATTAAAGGCAGCATGGCGCAGACTTTACCAGAACAACACGGAAAATGTCGTCATATTGAACGATGGGTTAGAGTTCCAGGAAGCCAGTAACACGTCTGTGGAGATGCAGCTGAATGAGAACAAGAAAACCAACAGTGATGAAATCTGCAAGCTGTTCAACATGCCGCCGGCCATGATAAACGGCGGCGCCACGGAGCAGGATAAGACGAACTTCGTCCAGTACTGTCTGAATCCGATCTTAAAAGAAATTGAGTGTGCCCTGAACCGGGACCTGCTTCTTGAATCAGAGAAGGGGTCCTTTTATTTTGCAGCGGATACGTCGGAGCTGACGAAAGGGGACATTGAAAAACGTTTCCGGGCCTATGAAACGGCCTGTAAGAACGGATTCATGCAGATTGATGAGATACGTCTGCGGGAGAACATGCCGCCATTGGGATTGGATTTTGTCCGCCTGGGTCTGCAGGATGTGCTGTATGACCCGGTGACAAAACAGTTTTATATGCCAAATATGAACCAAACCGGCGGACTCGGACAGAAAGAGTCAGAGCCGGAGCAGAAAGAAGGTGAAAAGAAAGATGAGGATTGAACTAAGGTCGGACAGCGTGGTGATTGAAGGCTATGTCAATGCCGTGGCCAGAGATTCGCGGCCTATGAGGGACCGTAAGACCGGGAAACGGTTTGTGGAGCAGATTGTACCGGGGGTGTTTGAGCGGGCGCTCAGGCACAATGAGGTGCAGCTGCTCCTGAACCATGACAAGACCAGAAACCTGGGTTCCACAAGCACAAACCTGGAACTGTATGAGGACAGCATCGGACTCCATGCCAGGGCGGAGGTCACGGACCCGGAAGTCATTGAAAAGGCCCATAAGAAGAAACTCAGAGGCTGGTCCTTTGGGTTCCGGGAACGGGACGCCAGCACGGAGGATATCCATGACGCTCTGGAACGCCGGTACGTGGAGGACATGGACCTGGTGGAGGTTTCCATCATTGATGAGAGGAAACAGCCTTGCTACGAGGGCACCAGTGTTGAGGTAAGGGCAGAGGGCGATATGGTCCTGACACCGGAGCCATTGGAAGTCCGAGCGGATTATGTGGAGGTCAAGGAAGCAAAGGAAACGATTGATATGAGTAAGTATCACAATAGAATCAAGGAATTAGAAAAGGAGAAAGCAGAATGAGAAAGAAAGCAGTTGTAAGGCAGTACATGCAGTATCGTGCGGAGGACTTAAAATCTCTTACAGAGCAGCGGGCCGACCTGGTCCAGCAGATGAAGGACCTGACGTCCACCGCAGAGACGGAGCAGAGGGCATTTTCAGAGGAAGAGGACCAGAAGTTTGATGACCTGGACAAACAGGTGAAGGCCCTGGACAGCACTATTGAAAAGTTGGAACGTGCCAGGGACCTGAAATTGAATGTTACCAGCACAGAGAAACATGAGGACCTGAAACAGGAGGAGCTGGAAGAACGTGCTTTTGCGGCCTATATCCGCGGGGAGGTCCTGGAGGAACGTGCTGGTGAGATGACAAAGACCGATAACGGCGCCGTTATCCCCAAGACGATTGCAAACCGGATTATCAAGAAGGTGGAAGACATCTGCCCAATCTATAAGATGGCGACCCGGTACAATGTAAAAGGGACTCTGTCAATCCCGTACTATGCGGCTGATGGTAACACAATCAGGATGGCCTATGCAGAGGAATTCAAATCCCTTACCAGCACCAGTGGGAAGTTCACCAATATCGAACTGACTGGATACCTGGCCGGCGCTCTGTCCAAAGTGTCCAAGTCCCTGGCGAATAACAGCCAGTTTGACATCGTGTTGTTTGTTGTTAATGAAATGTCTGAATCGATTGCAAGGTTTCTTGAGGCGGAACTGCTGCATGGAACTGATGCCAAGGTTGAAGGGTTGAAGGGCGTGACCCTCAGCGTAGAAACTGCGGCGGCATCCGCCGTAACGATGGATGAAATCATCATGCTGAAGGACAAAGTGAAGGACGCCTTTCAGGCAAAAGCCGTATTCATTATGAACAGCGCGACCAGGACGGCCTTACGTCTGCTGAAGGATGGTAATGGCCGGTATCTCATGCAGGATGACATCACGTCCCCCTTCGGTACGACTCTCCTGGGGAAGCCGGTTTATGTGTCAGACCAGATGGACGGAATGGAGGCGGGGAAGACGGCCATTTACTATGGGGACCTGTCCGGCCTGGCTGTAAAATTGTCCGAGGATGCATCCGTGCAGGTCCTCCAGGAACGATATGCGGATGAACATGCCATAGGTGTGATTGCATGGATGGAGTTTGATGCTAAGGTCGAGAATGCCCAGAAGATTGTCAAACTGGTCATGAAGGCATCCGCTTAAGGAGGCAGGACATGAAGGTCAAGGCACTGAAATCATTTACAGGCGCCATATCCATGTATGCCGGTGAGGTCAGGGACATCCGGACGCAGATAATCCTGGATGACCTTACCGCAGCCGGGTATATAGAGCCTGTGACGCCGAGAAGGAGCGCGAAGGATGAGGGCAAGCGAGATAGCACTTAAGGACATCTGCCGGCAGATACGGACGGAAGAGGCATACCTGACGGAGGAGGACAGGCAGTACCTGGAAATCCTCCTTCCGGCAGCCATGGATTATGTGAAGGGATATACCGGCCTTGATGAGGCTGCGATTGATACACATGAGGATATCACAATTGCCGTCCTAGTACTTGTCTCCGATATGTACGATAACAGGCAGATGACCGTGGACAAGAACAATGTCAACCGGGTGGTGGATACCATCCTGGGGATGTATTGTGTCAACCTGTTGTAAGGTGGTGATTGTATGAATGCAGGGGCATACCGGGAATTAGTGGTAATTGAAAAAAGTGGGTATGCAGAGGATGACATCGGCAACCAGATACCGTCATGGACAGAGTATTACCGTGGATATGCCTACATGAACAACCTGTCAGGCTCCGAGTATTGGGAGGCCGCGCAGACACAGTCCCAGAACACAATTATGTTCGTTTTCCGATATCATCCGCTGTTGGGCGCCATGAATACGAAGGAATACCGGTTGATGCACCGAGGCAAGGCTTATAACATCACCAGCATTGATAATGTGCAGTATAAGAATGAAACCGTGAAAATCCGTGCCACAGCAAAGGAGTGATGTCATGTCAGGAATTGGGATTGACTCTCTGGGAAAAGAGATTGCCAAAATGATGGAGGAATATGCTTCTGAGGTGGCAGCCGACATAAAGGCAGAGGCCAGGGCGGTAGCAAAGGAGACAGTGAAGGAACTGAAAAAGACATCCCCAGATGGGCCTGGGAGCAGAAAGGGCCATTACAAGGATGGCTGGGCCTCAAAGGTGGAATCAGAAAATGCTGTATCCATAGGAATTCGGATATATAACAAGAAAAAACCTGGCCTTACACACCTGCTGGAGAAAGGCCATGCAAAACGGGGCGGAGGCCGGGTGGAAGGCATCCCGCATATCGGCCCTGCGGAAAAGCAGGCTGTCAAGGATTATGAAAAACGGCTGAAAGGGAGGTTATCACGATGACAGAGAAGGATGTATGCCGGATGGTCAAATCATCCGGGTTCCCTGCGGCCTACCATCACTTTGAGGAGGGGCAGGAACCAGGGAAGCCTTATCTGGTGTATCTGTACCCAGAAACTAATAACTTTTCTGCTGACGGGATTGTTTACCAGGGCATCAATAAACTGGACCTGGAACTGTATACGGATATAAAAGACCTGGAAGCAGAAAAAAGCGTGGAGGCCGTGCTGAAAGAGCATGGCTTTTTCTATGAGAAAACAGAGGCGTACCTTGAATCTGAAAAGATGTATGAGGTGCTGTATGAAATGGAGGTATTAATCAATGAATAAAGTCAAGTACAACCTTAAGAACGTGCATTACGCACCACAGACAACGGGAGAGGATGGGGCAATCACGTTTGCCAAACCGTCACCCATCCGGGGTTCTGTCAGCATTGCCCTGGATGCGCAGGGCGACATCTCCAAGTTTTACGCGGACGGAATCACTTACTATCAGGCCGCCGCCAACAATGGCTATGAGGGAGACCTGGAGGTGGCCCTGCTGCCGGAGAGCTTCCGGACGGATGTCCTGGGAGAGACCTTGGATGGAAAGAAGGTCCTGATTGAGAATGCGGATGCCAAGCAGGCCGCATTTGCCCTGCTTTTTGAGTTTGACGGCGACGAGAAGGCTATCCGGCACGTGTTGTATAATTGCAGCGCTACCAGACCGTCCGTGGAGTCACAGACAAAAGAGGAGTCTATTGAGCCGGTGACAGAGACGCTGACCATCTCTGCGACGCCCCTTCCGAATGGGAGGATTAAAGCGCGGACCGGTGATACAACGGATGAGGCAGCCTATAGTGGCTGGTATGATGCGGTTTATGAGACAGCCGCATCCAACCCAGCATAATGGAGGTAGGACATGATAAGCAAGGAAATAGAGATTGATGGGAAGCTGGTGCCGTTCAAGGCATCGGCTGCCATCCCGAGGTTGTACAGGGCGCGGTTCCGGCGGGATATCTTCCGGGATTTGATGCGTCTGGGAAAGGCCGTGGAAGGGGAGGAGGTCCCCATCAGTGACCTGGAGCTGTTTGAGAATGTGGCATACATAATGGCGCTTCATGCCGACCCGAAACAGCCGGGTACCCCGGAGGAGTGGCTGGACCAGTTCAACACGTTTTCCATTTACACGGTGCTTCCCCAGCTCCTTGACCTTTGGCATCTGAACATTGAGACAGATGTGGAGGCCAAAAAAAAACGAAGCCAAGCAGCCGGGAAATGACAACGCCCCTGTTTATGCTTCGGGCGGTCCAACTGGGGGTAGCGGTCAGTGACCTTGACATGCTCACCATCGGGCTGGTCCTGGACATGT